CCATCAGGTGACCGCCGCCGCTTACATCACAATTGTTGAGCGCAGACAGAAGCCAATGACTTTCCCCGTCTCCGACAGCGAGGAGGACGATCGCATTAAAGCATTTCTTGCCGCCATTGATGCCTTCACCGCCGGGGCGGATTCATAGCCTGCTGCATGGTGCTGGTGATCCTAGCAGCGGTCGTGGCGTATATGATCGGCGGACATTGAGGCGAGAAGCATGAAGCTGCGACGATATTGCGTAACTGTAATGGATAACTGGACGTGCACGCGGGAGTTTTTCACTCTGAACGCCGCCAACAAGTGGCGCAAAAGGCATCCCGGTTACGCCTACCTTTATCTTTGGCTAGAGGGCAAATGGTGGCCAGCCTTCTGAACGCAAACAGGCCATGCCTTTCGCCCCGTGGCAGGTGCCAGAAAGCGCCGTTCGAGTCGGCGCGGGAAGCATCCGGGTTCGATCCCCGGAACGGGGATCACATTCAGTATAGACGCAACAGAGCGGTCGTCATGAACCATCTATTTGCTAACGTGCCGTGAGACCGCCCTGCGAGAACACGAAAAAAGCCCCGCCAGCGTGAAGCCAGCGGGGCCAGTCGTTGGGAGGGGTAGACGCAGAGCCGGGATCGCTCCCGGCATCAGGGGATGGTTACCCTGATCTCGATGCGAGCGCCGCGACTAGCAGGCACACGCCAATAACGATGACAATCAGACAGGCCAGCGAATACCGATCGATGCGCCGGATCCGCTCCATGTCCTGCCGGCGGCGCCGAACCCCGAAATTGCGGCTCATGGCGGCCACCGAAAGGCAATCGCTCGCGCAACCGATCTTGGCCTTGTCCTGACCCGGTTGCCATCGTTGCCGCTCCTGACGAGCCACAGGCCGTCGCTGGCGCGTCCTACGATCTGGCCGATGTGATGAGCCCAGACGACCAGCGCGCCTATTGCTGGGCCTTCTGCGTGGCTTCCGTAGCCAGCCCATTTCCGGGCGAGATTGTAGGCCGGGCCCGGGTCATGGCTGACCAGATAGTGCCGTGCGTACCAGCCGCACCACTTGCGCGGCTTGGCATCCCGGGCATGACAGGGCATCGCGACCGCGCAGAGCAGCGCGAACGCCAAGGCAGGTCTGAGCATGTCGGAGGGTCAGCCCTTGAAGAACGTATAGAGCTTGGTCGCGATTTGAACCGCCAGCCAGAGCGCGCCGAGGATCGGCACGATCAGGGCCGCCAGTTCGGAGACGGTATGAAGGGTCGGCAGCCAGAGCGGGCTTGCTATTGCGGCCACCGCAGCGGTGTCGGTCGTGTATTCGAGGTGCGTCACCGCCGGTTGTTTCCTTTCATCGGATCGCATCGCGTCAGAGCGGCAGGTTGAAATCAGCGATCATCTGGTCAAGCACGGCCTCGGTATCGGCCAACTGCTGATCGGTCACGGTGCCGTTTTGAGCCCCTGTCACAAGGTCGATCATGACCTTGATCGCAGGTAGCGCGCTCTGGCCGGCCGCGATAACCGCCTCGATCACGCCGAGGCCCTTGACGATGAGAGCGAAGATTGCTGCGGCGTCCATGGCCTAGCCTCCGATGCTGACGCCGCTGGACGCGGCCTGCGATTTGACCTGTGCAATGATCTGCGTCACCTGATTGAACACGATGGTCGCGTTAACCTGATCGTTGTTCTTCACGAAGCCGCGCAACTGCGTGAGGTACGGCGGAATCTGCCGGGTATAGACCTGCACCTCCGCGATCTGCTGCTTGCAGGTTTCGGGGAGCAGGCCCTGCTGGCAGGACTTCTTCCATGCCCCGAGCCCGGCAAAGACAATCGTTGCCGCGCTCTCGATCTGGTTGAGCCGGGTTTTCGTGACCGGGTTCGTGACCGATGCCGTACCGAGGCTGATCGCGGTCTTGATGTTGTCGAGCGTGGAGCAGCCGGCGAGGCCGAGCGCGAGCACCGCGCAAAGGATGAGCTTGCGCATGTCAGGCCGCCTTCACGCCGTTCATCAAACCAGCCGCCAGCGTGCCGATCGAGCCGGCAAGGGTCAGGATGGTCTGCGTGGTCGAGGGATCGTTGAGGAAGGTGGCGAGTGCCGACTTGCCGAACGCGCCGGCCACGATGGCCGCGATCGAGAGCACAGCCGTAACCGTGCCCGGAGTGATGTATTTGCTCACGGGATTCTCTCCAGGTGATGTGGATGTGCGCGAAGGCCGTCGCGCGCGGTCAGTTCGAGACGATGCCGCCCGCGACAATGGCGAGCAGCACAAAAAACAGGAGCAGGAGAAAGGCCCGCTCGGTTTTGGTTGGATCAACGCGCATCAGGCCGGCCGCACGGCCTCGAAATGCATGGGGTCGGTCCGACCGTGATATCGTCCGCCCCAGCGCCAGCCGTGGCCCTCAAACGTGTCCACCACGATCTTGCCTAGCGTGGTATTCTTGACGTTGAAGCCGTTCGATCCGGGCGAGAGATCGATGGCGCAGGCCCATGAGTGGTTGGACCAACTGTCTTTTGAGCCGGCTATCTTGCGGATGTTGAAGCAGCCGCCAAAGTCAGAGGCCCCGGTCGCATCAACCTTGTGCTGATCCTTGTCGCAGGCAGCCCAGATTTCGTTGAAGATCGAGAGCAGATCGTCTGAGCACTTCTTGTTCACCAGGATCGAGGGGATTGGCTTCTTGGCGTAGTACATCTGAAACGGCGGGATGATCCGGGTCAGATAGGCGCCCTGCCAGTTGGGTGAGCGAAAGTCGCCGTAGAACGCGTTCTTCTCAGCCGTGGTGTCACGGGGCCAATCGGTCATTCTCGGTTTTCCAAACAAAAAACCGCCCGAAGGCGGCTTGAGAGTCGTCAGGGCTTCGCCTAACGTTTGCGCATGCTCAGCTATGCACGTCTGGCGATATTTGACTTGATACGATCGAGGAATCCGGCAGTCGCGTTTTGCGCGCCGAATGATCCGGTTGGACGTGAAGTCAGTATTTTTGGACAACATGAAAAGCGCGTACTCTCAGACCTTGCTGAGATGATTCAACAGCGCCTACCGCACTCTCGCTCTCTTATGATGGTCGATGTAGGCGCGAACATCGGGACACATACAATTGCGCTCGCACCGCTATTTGGAAGCACCCTGGCATTTGAGCCAAACCCGATTGTAAGCCTTGTCGCAAAGGCCAACATTCAAGCAGCCGGCATTGACAACGCGCAAATCGAAACTCTCGGTCTGTCTGATCATAAAGCAACCGAGCGCCTTGCTGTGCACCCGGGCGCCTTTAGCTGGGGCGTGTTTGGCAGGAATGACTGGCCCACTGTCGAGACTCAGGTTGCTACCGGCGACGAGATGTTGTCCGACAGGCATAGCTCTGTCGGATTCATCAAAATTGATGTTGAAGGCCACGAACCCGCAGTGTTGCGCGGGCTTTCAAACGTCATGCAAAGTGACAGACCAATTATCGCCTTTGAAGCTCTAGACAAGAGAGCGACCGCGGAATCGCTCCACATTCTTCGCCAACACGGCTACGATATTTTTATCGGTCTTGGCCGAATGACATCAAGGCTAGAACGCGCGATTTATGGAATTCAGCCAGAAGCGATTAGAGAGGGTCAGCGATACCCATTGATTGCCGCCATACCTAGATCACTCTTATGATGTAATTCACGAGAATAGTAGGCTGCACATTGTTATGTGAGCCCCCGCCTCCAGTGCCGCCATCAGTCGTGAAACTGTGAGTGTGGCTTTGACTCGCTCCTCCCGTAGTTAGTGGCAGACTTGGGTTGCCATCACTCTGTCCAGCAAAGAGCGAGTTGGCGCCCGTGCCGCTCGTATTCGGATTGCGGCTGATCTGATGCGTATGGTCGTTACTTTCGCTGCCCGTTGTGCCGGAATGGGTATGCGAAGGAATCTCGGTCGCGCTTAGAGTGTGCGCTTGTTCGCCTCCCGATGCGCCAAGCGTTGTACCACTTCCGATGGACGTTAAGCGACTTGCCGCACTTCCACCCATATTATCCAATCCCGCAGGCACCCTGCCCCGCAGATCAGGAATGTTGAACGTGGTTGAGCCGTCACCAGATCCATACGTTGTGCCGATCAGTGAAAACAGCGTGGCATACGTCGTGCGTGAGATCGCCTGTCCGTAGGGAAACGCAAACGCGCTGTTTGGTGCGGTCGAGGCGAAATAGACCATGCCACCGGCGAGCGGGATCGAATACGAATTGAACCCGGCATTGCCGTGCAGATAGAACACGCCATCCGTGTTATTATAGATGCAGATGTAAGGCGTACCCTGCACCAGCGCGCCAGTTTGCAATTCGACGCTTGGCGCGGAACGCAGCGGCTTCGCTCCAAGGCTATCGACATTCAGCGTAACCGTCGCGCCGTTCGTCGTGTGCGGGGTGAAAGCGATCACTGCGCCGTCGAGATGTGCCAGCGTATCGAACACCTGATTGCTGGTGACGGTATAGGCAGTAGACGTTCCGCCCGTGACAATCGCGCCGGCGATATCACTGCCCCACTCGCGCAGCCGCGCCATCACAGCCCGTGCGGAATCGTTCAAGCTGCTTGGTGCCTGCCCTTCCTGATAGTTAACCGTAGGATCGGAATTGCCATTCGAGCCAGCGGTTTTAGACCAATGAAAGAAAGCCACCTAAGGATTCTCCGTGCTGGCGTTTAAGTGCGCTTGAAGAAGCCGCCGCTTCCCAAAGCTGCTTGAAGGGCTCTCAAATCTGGCGCCCGTCTCGGCGCATAGAAGATCGGAGGCGGCGTTGGCATGGCGGCCTGCTGCGCCCAATAGGAAGGCGCAGGAGCGGCCTGCCCTTGCTGGGCAGGAGGAGTACCGGCAAGCTGCATCAGGCCACTGGCTGGACTCGGCTGAGTCGGCGCGGGGCCTTGTGGAGCCGGCGCGGCCTGAGCCTGTTGAGCCGGGGCCGTCGATCCACCCATTTTCCGATCGGCCCATGCCTGCAGTCCGGCCGCTGTCATGCCGCGCAGAAACGGATTGGCCCGAACCGCGGCGTCGCCAAGGATCGAGGAAACCGGCGCGTTCGGATCGGCCTGCAGCACCTTCACCGCGCCTTGCGGGCCTGCGAAATGCGCCAGATACGTTGAGCCCGGCGTGACCGGGAGTCCCGCCTGTGATAGGGTGCGCTGGTTTTCAGCCGCATAGTTCGCGGTCATTTCCCGAGAAAGCTGCGGGTCGGTTCGCATCGCAAGGAGCTGATCATCGCTGCCCTGAATGTCGGGGCGATAGCGATGCATCATGTCCAACCACGTGGAACTGATAAACTGACTCGGCCCGAGCGCAGACGAATTGGGATTGGCGGCGGTGGCACTCCCGCCGCTTTCCGCGCCGATGATGTTGTCGAGAAGGCCCATTATTGACCGTTCCTGTTGGCGACAGAAGCGAGGAAAGCGCGCAAGGCGAGTTCTCTTCGGAAACGTTCCGCTGGCGTCAGCACCGTGCTTGGCAAGCGGGATTGTTGGCCGAGCGGAGACCGTGCACGCGTCATCTCGTCAAGCTTGCGAACCTGACGCATCACAGACGCGTCGCTGAATTTCTTCAGTCCAAATCCGATTGCAGGAGCTACAGCGCCCATCGGACCAAACGAGCCGGCGCCTACCGCAGCCGATGCGATTGAGCCGAGACCGCCGCCGCCACCCAGCAGATTGCCGGCGAAACGAGCGGCGTTCCCAACGGGCGTGCCGGCACGAATGCGCTCCATCTGGGCGATTTCGTCGGCCGTAAAGCCGTTGCTCTGCTTTGGGCTTTTGAGGATCGAATTGAAGCGCTGGCGAACAGAGTTGCCTATGTTCTGCCCGGAATTTGCGGCCGCTGCGTTCCCTTCGGCAATATCAACCTGCCCGTTGATTTGCTCGGAACGCTTGGCGGCAGCGTAGTTACCCCGGGCCTCTTGTAGTACCTTACTCGCCTGCGCGGCATCACCAGCCAGAATATCGGCTTGAGGCAGACCGCCAAGATAATCGTCAAAATGCTCGATGGCTCGGCTTGCTGCCAGCTTTTCCGTAGGGTTGAGAAAGTCCTTGGCGGCGTTGCCGAGAGTGCGCCTTGCGGTTTCGAGATTGGCGATGGTTGCGACTGAGCCTGGGGGAGGCTTGGCAAGATCGGAGATGATGCTGAAGGTCTTTGGAGCGAGCTTCGCGTTGATACCATCTTGCTCAAGATTGGCCGCCAGTGTTTGCGCTGCGTTCGCAACCGAAGATGGCTTGATTTCGACGCCAAGGTTGCGAGCCGCATCATACCCCGACGACGCGGCGGCCTTCAACTCTTCTGCGGTCGGCAGCGCTGCGGCGACAGGCGCGGTCAGGCTTGGCGCGACCTTCGGAGCCATCGGCGTTCCGACCGAGGCCAGATCCAGCGTACGACCGATGAAAGCCGGATTTGACGGATCGACTTGGGTTTTCCCAGAGTAGACATCGCCCGGCAACGTGACACCGCTATAGATCGATTTTGCCAGTTGAGCAGGCCAGGTATCACCCAATCCGAATTTATGGGGCTGGGGCGCTGCAGGTGCGCCACCATCCATCACGAAGCCATCAGGCAATGCGGGAGAGCCTGCTTGTGACGATGCCGACTGGTCCAGCACGAATCCCGGGGGAAGATCGCTCATGCGAACGGCACCCACTTGCCGTTCTGCAGAATGACGCGTTCACCGGTTTTCGGGTTCGTTGCGGTCATGCCTTCTGAGACTGGCGGAGCGGCCTGCGATGGCGCGGCTTGGCTTTGCGGGCTGTTGCCGCTGCCCTGCCCGCGCAGCTTGGCAATGGCCGTATCAATCTTTGCGATTGCCTCGCGTCCCTTGTCGCCTACAAAATCGAACTGGCTGTTCTGGCCGAACACATCGCGCCGCTGTTGCTCAAGCGCCTCAAGCTTGGATTGAATCAGCTCCTTGCTTGTTTCCAGCGCCGACGCCAACTCAGCCGAGGTCTTGTTGCCGCCGAACCGTGAACGGGTATCCTCGCGTTCATGGACACCGCCGCCTTGCGAGCCAGAATAGAGTTTACCGACTTCGCCTGCGAACCGTGCCGCAGCTTCATTCAAGCCGTTGACCTTGGCAGCGTTCGTTGTGGTCATATTCTTGACGGCATTCGCGGCCTGCCCGACGGCCGCAATCGGCGTATCGACATTGCCGAGATCGACGGCCTTGTCTGCCAGTTCCGCCAAGTGACCGAGCGCCGTGCCCATCAGGTTTTTCTGACCCCCGACAGCGCCCGGCTGAGCCGAACCCATTTGCTGATTGAACGTTGAGCGCGATTTCCAGCTTGTTGCGTCAAAGTTAGGATCAATCGCGTTCGCAGCGTTGATGAGCGCGAGATTGGTGGGGCTGCGCATTGCAATGGTCGATGGCGGCTGCACGCGCCCTTCAATCATGCCTTTGACCGTCTGCGCCATGCCGGGCGGCAAATACTGATACAGCGCTTCACCCGTTACGCCATTTTTCAGCGCCGTTTGAAACGAGTTGAGGCTTGTGTCCTGACCGCCGGTGGAAGCGCCCCCTTGCGTGGGGCCATTACCCTGTCCGATCGGCGTCAGCTTGCGTTCTCCAGGTTCCCACACACCGAAGCTCTTTTGACCGGTCATCGGATCGGTACCGGTTTCCTGCAGCTTCGGCGCGCCATCGAAATAGGCCGGCGCAATCGTCTCGAGGATTTTCGGATTGAGCGCGGCTGCATAGGCAAGATTGCGTGGCACGCCGGACGAGATCAGCGATTGATACGTAGCGCTCAATTGCTGCTGTTGCATCCCGAGTGGATCAAGCCGCTGGCCTGTGGAGAAACCCTGCGCTGCTCCGAGCAACTTAGAAATCAACCCATGGCCTGCGGCGAAATTGGCAAGCCCTGCAGTAAACGGCGACGAATTGGCCTGCATGAATGGCGTGTCCTGCGCCGCGGGTGCCGACGCCTGTGGGAGCACTCCTTGCGCCGGCTGAGCATTGATCGGCAGTTGCGCGGGATCAGGCTTGCCGAACATTGGCATTTGATAATCGCCGATCGGGACGAAGCTATCGGGCTGCGCTGAAGGCACTGCGGCTTGCGTGACAGGCTTCGTCAGATCAGGCATTCCTGCCATCTGCGAATAGCTCTGCAGCAACCCGAGCAGGCCGCCTCCTTGACCACCATAGGTCGAAGGATCGAAAGTCAGTGAGTCAAGCAAGCCCATCGTCATTATCCAAAGAGCCACGACATCGGATTGACCAGACTATTCATGCCACTCGCGATCTTGCCGAACTGGTCTGCCCCGCTCATCTGATTTTGCGTGTTGCTCGTGCCGTTTGACTGCGAGCCGAGCCCCGCGATCGGAATCCCAATGTTTGCGAGCAAGCCAAGGTTCTGAAGCGGAATGCCGTAGCGCTGCGCCTCAGCCTGCAAGATCGAATTGGCGCCCGCGTTCTGGCTGTCGAGCACTGACGGAACGAGGCTCGCCCCGGCCTGCTGGTTCTGCAGGCCCTGCTGGGTGAGACCGGTCAACAGGCCCGATGTCGTGTTGCCCGCGCCGAACAGACTGTTCGCCGCATTGATCTGGTTCTGTATGTCCTGATTGTACTGGCCGGCGATCACCGGAGCCATGCCCTGAGCGATGCCACGCGCCAGAGTCTGCTGGTTCATGCCGGAGCCGTCGCGGCCCGCCGCTGCGAACTGACCATTGACCTGATTGGTCACGTCGTTGCGGATCGTGTCCAGTTGCGATTGCAGGCCCTGATTGTTGCCGACCATCGAGCCGTTGGCGAACGGCGTGAGTTGGCTGCGAAGCGTGTCCAAATTGCTCTGCAGGTCGCCAGCTTGGCCTGTGATTCCGCCCCCGCTCATCAGCGTATTGACGAGCGAAGTCAGTTGCGGCGTGAACTGGCCTGCGTTCTGCGCGTTGTTCTCGATGGTGTTGATGGCGTTGGTCTGCGCGCCGGTGATGCCGGTGTTCGGCAGGTTGCCCGACAACTGGCTGAGAATGCCGCCAAGCAAGGGCTGCGCAGGCTGCCACGGCTGGGTCGTGGAATTTTGCGTGGTTTCGCTGGAGCTTTTGCCGCCCATCTATAGCGCCTTTTCCAAAACAACGTTGGTCACGTCGTATCCTTCCAAAATTCGCTTCCAGCCTTCCCGACCGAACACACGCATCGCAACGCAGTGCTCGTCCTTCGCGTAACTCTCGATCTTCTCAAGCAGCGGAAGCCATTGCTTCATGTCGCTGCCACCGCACGCGGTCAGCACGCAATACAGCTTGTTCTCATTGCCGTATTGCAGCAGTGTCGTGGCCGCCGCCTCGATCTTTCCCGTCCACGCAATCCAGAGCAGAGCGTCGCCGTCGAGCACATCATCTTCGATATCCTCGAATGTGTTGAGGTTGGTTCGCTCTACGGCTTTCTTCAGCAACGGCGCGACGTGCGGCCAGAACTGCTTGACCTGTGCCGGATCGACGCAGAGCAAAACAGGCTCAGCCGATACAGGCGAAATCGAACGATCGATCGGTCTGAGCATTGTTCGCATGTGTGATCGTGAACGAGCCATTCGCCACAGCGCTGACATACATCGTGCCGTTGCCGATCTCGGCTGCGGCATGCGCGGTCGTTGGCGTCAGCAGTACAGTCGAGCCAGCACCACAGGTCGGGGCGGTTACAGTCGTAGTGGCAGCACTCGCGGTCAGCGTGACCGAGCCAACCGCATTCGAGCGCCCGGACGCAAGCTGATTGATCGCCAGCGCGAACTTGGTCAGGTCTTTCTCGTCTCGACCGACAACAAGTGCTGTCATTGCCTGCCCGTCTGCTTCACATCAGGCTCAATCCCGGCCGCGAACGTCCACGTCGTGCCGGACGGAATCCTGATCTTCATCCGCGAATACCGGGTATCGATCCTGAAGTCGCACCGTCCGGTTCGGCTGTTCACCAGCGCCTCCGACAACTGCGATGGAGTGGCCATTTGCGTGTCGCGATAGCTGGCCGAGCCATAGACCGCAGCCGCGTCGGTGATCGGCCGAAACCCGTTCACATAGATGCGCTGGCCATCGGTACCCTGCTCGCCGGTCTCGATCGTGGCTTCAAGATTGTCGCCACGAAAAAACGAGAGCGTATGATCCGAACCAAATTGCGCGATCTCGGGTTGCACCGCCGTTGCGTAGGCATCGAGGGTCAATGTCAATGCATCGATCGATGACGATATGCTATCAAGATTTTCCAGCGTCAGACCCGATTGCGAAATTCCGAGCAGGTATTCTCCGGAGCTTGCAATCTGGAAAAACTTGTCCAGCACCCAGTCATAGCCCAGCAACGTATCGTAAAGCCCTGATGTGCCGGAGCTTGACTTGTAGGCCCAATAGACCTTGGTGCTGCGAGGATCGGCCGCGCCGATCATCAATTGCAGATTACCACGGTCCAGCACATTCAGGAACGTGCGGTCCACCCGCTCGCGCCCGATCTGTTCGGGCAAGCCGCCCGGAACGATCTTCTGAAAGCCTTGGCTCGAGTAAAAGAAGATGATTTCGCCCGCTCGCACGATGCTGTAGGGCGCGAACAAGCCTTTGTCCTGCGAGATGCGATCAATCTGAAACACCACCGGCGAGCCAGGCACGTAAGTCATGCGGCGGATCGCCTGATCCTGAAAGATCGTGCCGAACTCGCCGCCCGCGACGCCGCGGACAATGCCGCCGTCCGGAAAATCCTGGAAGTCGGACGAGTTGACACCCGAAGTCCAGCTATCGCTGGCATTGAAGCTGTTGAGGCCGGACCACTGGATCCGATACGGACTCGACAGCAGCCCTGAGAGAACAAGGAAGCGCCCGACAACATCGATATAGGCGGCTTGTGGTGGCGAGCCGAGTGCGTTGGCAAAGGCGGTCGAGGACGACAGGTCAAACACCTGCAGCACTTCATTGGCCTGCGTCGCAAAGACGAGATTGCCGGTCTGCGCAAAGCGCCACTGTGCATTGCCGGACAGCGCGCCATAGGCCGAGCCGCCCTTGGAGACATCGGTCCAGCTAAAATCCGTATTGTTGAGCTGGTAGAGCCGATCAGACGTGCCGGCAAAGACCGCGACCGATCCATCGGATTTCAAGGCATAGAACGCGCCGCGACAGGTATCCGCCAACGCCTGCGTATAGTTCGAGGGCGACGGGAACGGGCCATAGCCATCGGCGCGCGGCACCACGTTCTGAATCAGATGAACGGCATCGCTTTCATAGTCGGCGGAATCGGGCGACCATGATCCGAATTTCAACAGCGGCATTACGTTCCCGTCACCTGCTCGTTATCGACCGGGGTCCACACTTCCTGTTGCACCGTTTTTCCTGTCCAGCCTTCCGCCTGAATGCTCTTGGCCTGCCAGACGATGTGAGACGGCGCCCAGAGCGTCGCGTCCATCCCTGCGAGCTCGTAACTGCCGCTCTCCGCGACCAGCGAATAGCCGTGGATCAATCCTGCGCTCGAGCCATTGATCTGATACGAACCAGCGCCCGCACTGAGCACATGACCATGCAGAAGCCCTGCCGCGCTGCCGCTGAGCACATAACTGCCGGCATCGGCCGAGAGCGACAGGTTGCCGCCGATGACAAGATTCGCATCGGAGCCTGCAAGAACGTAGCTCCCTGCCGTAGCCGCTATCCTGCGGCCGTGCAGCAGCCCTGCGCTTGATCCTGAGAGTGCGTAGCTCCCAGCGCCCGCTACCAGCTTGCGCGCATGGACGAGGCTCGCAGCCTGCCCTGTGAGGTTGTACGAACCAGCCCCGGCTTGGACCCGGTATCCATGAACAACACCAGCGGCCGAACCGTTGAGCGCATATGATCCGCTCGCCGCTGCAAGCTTCCAACTATGCAGCACGCTGGCTGCATTGCCGGTCAGGCTGTACGAGCCAGCACCCGCCGCAATCGTCTTGTTCGAGACGATAGCAAGTGACGCATCCGTGCCGGTCAGCGCATAACTGCCAGCACCGGCCGAGACGACCCAGCCATGCCGAAGCGTGGCGGCCGAGCCATTCAGTGCGTAGGAGCCAGCACCTGCCGGAAGCTTCCACGCCTTGACCAGTGCGGCCGTAGAGCCGGACAGGCTGTAACTGCCGGCCGCTGCGACAAGGGTGTAACCCTTGTGGATCGTCGCGGCCTGCCCCGTGAGGGCATAGGAGCCGGCACCGGCACCAACAACGCGACCGTGTTTGACACCCGCCGCTGTGCCGGTGAGAGCATAGGAGCCAGCATCAGCAGCGAGTGTGATGCCGCTTCCAGCCACCGGCAACTGAAACCGCGCCAGCGCCGCCGCATGTCTGGCCGAGGCCGACGCGGTAATCGTGACAGTGCCGGTCGATCCCGCCGTGGTCTTGGTCGCGTCGAAGATCGCGAGCGCACCGTCTGCGCCCGATGTCGTGCCGCTATCAGCGCGCTCGGTCCACGCGTCGAGTTGCGAGTCCGACGATGTGTCGGTTGCGCCGGAGCCAGTGGTCGGGCTAGTCGCTGCCCGGCAGTTCGAGGACGTGACGTTCCTCGCGCCGAACATTGCTGCGACAAGCAATTCGTTCGCAGCGGTCGTCGTTACACCAGAGGTCGTGACCGATGTGGATGCGGTCCCGATCGTGTTTTCGGTGCCGCTGCCATAGGTTGGCGTGCCGGAAGTCTTGGCACGCCATGCCGCGATCCGACCGAACCCAAGATCGCCGCCGGTTCTATTCCACGTCAGGCCCGGAGCGGAGGCCCCGCGAATGCAATAGGCCATGAGGCCCGATGCAATCGAGGTCGTCGCTGCCGCCGTCGTGTTGCCGCTGTTCTGCGCGGTGTCAACGATGGTCCAGCCAGAGGGTAGCGTGAATGCTGCATTGCCGCGCGCATCGATCGCAGCAATCAGGATATCGTCTTGCTGGACGCCGGCCGGCTCGGTGAGAGTGATATTGCCGGAGGTGACGGTGACTGCACTGGAGACGCCGACGAACGACCATTGTGTCGGTGGTGGCGGCGCGATGATGCCGATACGGCCTGCCAATACCAGAGTGCTAGTGGGAGAGCCGCCACTAAAGGCCGCCGTTACGACTTGTGAGGCTGCAGATGCGTAATCTTGCGCGCCTGTAAGATAGTTGTTGGCCCCATCAGTAAATTGCGTGCCGCCCGTGACGCCGGCCGAATATCCAAGCGTAGTCGCGTCACCAAGCGCGAGAGCGACCAGGCTCTCACCAGCGCCCACCGAAAATGCTGCTGTCGAAAGCGGGCTGAACGGCGTATCGTTGGCTTCATTAAACTTTGCCTCAACAACCCCGGCGCTCGAGTCCCCAACTGTTCTAAAAACGCCATCAATCCAGAAACCACCGGAGCCTGAGACACTGACGGTTGCGGTTGTCCCGGACGGGACGTTAGCATAAATCCAGCCGAACGTATTTCCAGTAGGAGACGCAACGAACTTCGCTGAAACACCGCCGATAGTGATTGTGGACGAACTAATATTGTTGTTGGCAAAAATCACCATCGAAACAACGCGATCGCTCGCAGCAGTCCCGATTGGCACACTCGCTAGAGAGTCCGCGCCTCCGCTGTCGCGGTCGCTCTGATCAACAAGAGTAGTCGTCAGCGCCATCTCAGCCCCTCAGAGCTTGCCAACCGGATGGCTTGATGTGTCCTCCTTCGCTGTCATGGGGATGGGGTGATCAACTCGCGTCCCAAACTGGACGATGATCCGTCTTGCCGACGCAGAAGAAAATATGCGTGTTGCCGCACTTGTCGCAGTGGAAATGATAGATGTCCGGTGCCGGCTCGTCGGGATGCGACTTGAACGCGGACACGTCATGGTTTTCAGGATGCCGGCAGCACGATTTGATCTTCTGGTTCTGCTCAAGCGCGTCGATATGGTTTTGCTTCAGGAAGCCTTCCGGCAGGTCAGCAACCTTGACACGCGGACAGGCAAGCACGCGGGTTTCGGGTAGCGTAGCGCCCTTGGCCGGGAAGCCACCATGCCGACCGATCCATCCCATTTCAGCGAGCTTCTGTGCGGGCGTTTTCCTGTCGTGAATTTCGACGGTCTGAAGCGAATGAGGATTCATCTGCAGCGCCTATGCCAGAGTGTAGAGCGAGGCGCCGAAGTCAACCGTAAATGTCTCGGTGTCGGCGACCGTGAAGGGCGATCCGTAGTCATACGAGCATAACAGATTTGTGCCTGCTGAAGTGGCGTCATAGATCGACACATAGCGTCCGGTCGTGCTGCTACCGAGGTTGCCGCCTGAAGCGGTCCACGTCACATCGGTTGCGGTTGCTGTGACCGTCCCGCCCGAGCGGGTCGAGTTGAACGAGATATCAGAGCCGCCCGTTGTGTAACCGTTCGCACCGCTGATCTGCGTCAGGTCAGAGAGGCCGTTGTCGGTCGCGGTCGGTGCATCGGTATGGATGGCAGCTTTCCACGTATCCGTTGAGCCAAATGCGTCGATCAGCTTGTTCGACAGGTTCTCAACGAAGGTGTTGTATTTGGTAAATGTTGCGATTTTAGCCTCCTATTGAGGTTCGGAATCACGAACGCGCGGCGCTTTTGGCGTCCACGTTTCTGTCTCACTGGATTCAGGGGTCCAGGCTTCAACCGATGGAGTAACTTCGGTGAAGAACTCGCAGTCGAAGGTGTCAGGATCGAAAGCGTAGCCATCGAAGGCGCGGGGACGGTTGGGCATCAGGCAATGCGCACAGCAGTGATGGTGCTGTCCTTTGAATTGCCGCTGTTATTGAAAAGGATTTTTCCAGACGCGAAGTTCAAATCCTTTACTGAAATTCGGAGATTGCCGGCCGGTGAAGCGATGACGCCAGAAACTGAGATCGAGCCGACAACGTTCGCAGCATTCGTAAGCCCTTGTGTTGATGCTACAACCGTGGTGCCGTCCCACAATTTAACCTGGAATGCTGCCGCGCCGGAGGTATCTACTATCGTAACTGTGCCTGATACGAACCATGTTCCGGTCGTGCCCTGCGCAACGCTTGGGCCATCAAAATACAGGGTGGTATTGCTAAGGCTCACGTCCGCGCCAAGCGAATTGGTCAGCGACGAAAGCAGCGAAACGCCCTGAATAGCAGTAGAACTTGTCCAGACGGCAAGCTGTCCGCTGGTCGGCGTACCAGAATTGGTGACGTTGCCACCCCCGGCAGGCGTTGCCCAGGTGCCGTCGCCGCGCCAGAACGTCGATGAGCTCGCGCTTGTCCCGCTGTTGAGATTGCCGACAGGTAGATTGCCGGTCACACCATTGGCAAGATTGACCTGCGACCATGCCGGCGCGTTGCTCGTGCCAGTGTTCGACAGATAGCGCGTCGCAGTCGTATTCTTGGCAAGCGCAGCCAGCGTATTCGCGGCCGACGCATAGACAAGATCGCCTTGGTTGAACGAGCCGAGCCCTGTCCCGCCTCGGGTCACGCCAAGCTGACCGGTCCAGCCAAGCGTGATCGAGGTAGCCTTGAGCAATGCCGTGGTCGGCGTGCCGCCAAGCGTCAGCGTGACGTTGGTGTCATTCACCCCGGAGAGTGCGGCGCCAGAAGCGATATCAGAGGCGGGGATCGTGCCGACCGTGACCGCAGCGCCCGCGCTGGTCTGCTTGAGATACTGACCCGCGCCGCCCGTTGCGCTTAGGTCCGCATTGGTGCCACCGTAGGCGAGACCTATCTTCGTCGCCTGCCACGTTCCGGCTGCAACGGTGCCGAGCGTCGTGATCGTGGCCTGTCCGACATAGGACGACGAGATATCCAACGTGGGATTGCCAGCGACGCCATCGCCGTTCGTCACCGCCAAACGATTGGTCGTGCCTGTGAGCACGCGTTGCGCATAGGTCTCGGTGGCTGTACGGGCGACAAGGCCCGTCCCGCTCATCCCTTCCAGCGCGGCGAGGTCGTTCGCGAGCGCAAAGGTCGGATCGCCAGCGACGCCGGCTGGATTGGCAATTGTCAGGCCAGCGGCGGGGGCCTGCAGCGTGCGCTTGGCGAAGGTGTCAGTGGCTGTTTCAGCCACGAAGCCAGTTGTAGCATCCAGCGCAGCCAAGGCGTCAAGCGTCGCGTCATGGGCCTGCACATCGGTGCCAATGTCCAAGCCTTCGATGACATGAGCATCATTCCAGTCCGGCCCGTAGATGCGACCGCTATCGGTCCCGGCCGCTCTGGTCGAGACCTTGGAATGAGTGATGCGGGGAGCCATCGGTTAAGGTGTCACGCCCGGCAACGAGATCGTGGAGGGACCGGCATCAACGGCCTGCCGCGCGCCGAACAGATTGAGCCCATCAAGCACTGTCGAGAATGCCGACGCCCAAAGTTGAACACGTTCGTCGTTCTTCATGTAGGGCTCAGCTTCCATCAGCGAGCCGTACAGATAAAGATCGGGCGCGAAGGTAAGAAGCCAGTTGCTGCTGGTGGTGTTGCTCAGCGCCGGAATAAGCTTCCGGTACATCATCTCGATTGTGTAGGCGTCGTTCGGGGTCGGGGCCAATTCCATTTCCGATCCGACGATCGCAAAATAAAGCGGCTGCCCTGTGGGGTTCTCGATGCTGTAGCGGTAGTCATCAAGTTGGGTCTTTGACAGATACTCCAGCCTTGGCTTGCCAGACACCCCGTTCAGCCGCACACTGCGCATGCTCTGGAAATCGCTTGGCAGCGAAATAAACTCCGGCTCATCCGAATTGGTGTCAACCGTTGCGGTTGAGCGCTGCTCCATCTGCGGCACGAACAGCGAGCGGTTCAGCTTTGCCTCGGTCAATGCGATAAAGTCTGGGATCCGCGCGGTGAGGTCGTTGCGTGCCAGATAGCCCGCAATCGCGTCCTGAAGGTCAGCATAGGTTGCCAGCGCCACTTAGATACGCCCCCGAAATGTGCGATAAGGCCGGTTCTGCTGGTTATTGAGCCACCATTTGACGAAATCTGAATCGCCTTCCTTCAGCCGCTTGGCGAAGTCGCGATAGAAAACGTTCAAAGGAATGCTAGCGACTTTGGTCCCCACCGCATCGTCACTGAACCGCTTGCCGTAGGACTCGTTGAGGCTGTCCTGGTTGCGCGCGATCAGCTCATCCTCGACAAGGTTCTCCGTTTTGCGGAAGCCAACGCCGTTCGCCTTGTCGACCCAGTAGACGTAGTGCCGACGCAGACCGTCGCTTGAGAAGCCGTCGAACTCCCAGAGATGATCCGGGATTCTGGACGGGTCAGGCAGGGATGGCATCGGCCCGATCAGCAATCTTCTTGGCGACCAATTGCTTGGCTTCTTCAACCGGAATGCTGATGTGCGTTCCAGCCCAAATCTTGTCGGCGTAACCAACGCCCGGCGTCTGATGCGGCTTCATCTCGCCTTCGACAAATCGTTCCGGTTCGACCACGCGCTCAATGCCGGTCGCGTCCTTCCGCCTCACAGCCTCTTTCAGATAGCCGAGGATCTGATATTCGCCGCGCGGCACATAGTTCTTGTTTAGCACGACGGGAAACAGCTTCTGCTTCTCAATCGAAGCCGCAGGAGTCTGCGGGGTTTCATTGGAGGCCATGTGATCTTCCTTGGGTTTGCGCTCGTAAACGCCTTTCGGCATTTCTCACTCCGAAAATGAAAAGGCGCCCCGTAGGGCGCCCTGCACATTCAAGTTTAGTCCCGGATTAAACGGCAGCACTGAATGGACTTGCCTCGGTCCCTGTGCAGACAACACCGCCATCCAGCAGCCAAATGCCGGCGGCCGCGTCCTTGAGACGAATCCACGTCCCTTTCACGCCGCCCGTGGTCGAGCCGTTCATGGTGATGGTGTCCGTGGTCGAGGCGGTCGGCATCGACGTGCCAGCGATATCCGTGGTCAGGTGAATAACGCCCTGCATGATATCAGTGCTGTTCGCCACCTGCACGATGTAATTGTTCGACGTGACCGTGGTCACAACGAACAACTCGTACACGTCGCCGCCACCGGTCGAGGCCGGCAGCGTGACAGTGAGGCCGGCCGCCGCACTCAGGCAAACGATGTTGCCCGAGTGCATGTCACGATCCAGCGTAAGGCTCGCGGTAACAGTGATGGGTTGGGTCGGATAAGCCATGCTGAATCTCCTATCAGGAAGCAGAGGTCAGGCCGAAGATGTCAGCCGCCACGCCGTGAGCCGCCTCGTTGTTCACGAGCAGCGTATATTCGGTGACAAGCACCCGCTTTTCGGCGTCACCGGTTTTCGCCGGCTTCACAAGCTGGATGTCATCGAACACGCCCAAAGCCACCATCCTTGGATCGATCAGGAAGGCATTGCGGGCGACCGCCGCGCCGGCACGCGCCATCTGCCGGTTCGGCACAACCGAGACCGGGCCGAAGTCGGACAGGTACATGTCCGCTGCAGCGACGATTGTGGTCTGGCCCGATTTCGACGCGGCATAGCGCTGCTGCGCCACGTTCGCGTCTGCCATGAACGTAGAGAACACGGTCTTGGCATAGGGCGAGACCATCAGCGTCTTGGGCGAGCCGCCTGCGTTGTAGGCCGACAGGATCGTTGCATCCAGGATCGCCTTGGTGAACGCGCGTTGCGTGCCGTTGGTCGCAGCATCGACAACCTTGGTGCTGCTGTTGAAGCCGCCGGACGCGCCGCCCGAGCCCATGTTATCGTTGCTCGAAAGCCACGCGCGGAAGCCGCCCAGCTTGCGGTTGGACGCGCCGTTGCCAGAACCAGCCGTCGAAGCCTGGTTCGACAGGACAATGGATTCCATGTCGATCCGCAGTTCAACGCCCTTCTTGGCGATCTCGCGCGCAAGCTCGGACTTGCGACCGGCTTTCGAGGTCTTATCCTCGGTGCGCGAGATGATGATCTTCTTGTCGCTGATTTGCGTGTAGCTGCCGACCCGAACAGTCGGGTTCACCGCATCGAACGTCCAGTCGTTGCCTTCCGGCTGGTTGTTGTTGGTGTCGGGCGATGCAAGCGTGTCGGTCTGCCACTCAGGATGCGTGGACACGACCGGACGCCGGCCGATCAGGGAGGTAAACGGAGTTTCCTCCGGCGTGATCATGTGAATCTTGTCCGCCAGCTCTTCGCGAAGGCCGGTGGCGTCGTAGGTTTCGTAAGTGTTGGCAACCTGTGCCATTGATGTGTCTCCTAGAGATCAAGGTCCATGAGTGCATTGACGCCGGCATCGAAATCGCCGGTTTGTCGCAACTGCTCGCGTCTGGCCTGTTGCTCGCGGGAGGTTTTCGCCTTCGGGTCCATGCGCTTCTTGCCCGTCAAAACGGGCTTTGACTGCACGGATTGCTTGACGGTCGGGAGGTTCTTACGCGCGCGCCGATATGCCGCGAGGTCGCGGAATATTCGATAGAAACGGTGATCGATCGCGTTGTTCAAATCCTCTTCCGAGAATCCGTATTCCGCCATCGTCTCAACCGATTCAGCCCAGAATTTCTTGGCGACTTCCGGCTTTTTGAGTTCCGGCATTGCCTTCGCAAGAAGCTGAGTTTCGCGGTCGCGCGCTTCCTTTTGCAGACGCTGCTGATCCTGGGTCGCACGAGCCTGTTCGGCCTGCGCGGCAGAATGCAATTGCTGCAGTTGTCCGATCCGTCGTTCGTAGTCAGCCTTTTCCGCCATGTACCGGATCGGGTCGTAGCTGGTCGAATTTTGATTCAGCAACGCATCGTCCGGCGGCTGCGGCAAGAACTGCTGCGACACCTGAAGGATAAAATCCCGCTGCTCCTGCAGAGAGCGAGCGTATTGTTCAACTTCGGCTTTCTGGGAGGCCAGAACTTCACGTTCTCTGGCGTTTTCCTGAGAGCCGCGCGTGAACGAAGCTTGAGAGAGATAACCGCGCTTGAGGTCTTGCACGGAGATCACAGTCCCGTCTTTCAGGCGCACATTCGCGGTATCGGCCGCGAATTTGCCCGACTCGTAGCCCTGTGGTCCGCCTTCCTCTTGCTCTTGGTCGTCCTCTTCGGACGTTTCCTCGGCCTCTTCAGCTTCCGGCTCTTCGCCTTCAGCCTCGGCTTCCTCGGTCTCGTCCTGTTGGCCCTGATCTTCTTCCGAGAGGTCCGTTTCCGGGTCTTTCAAAAGATCGGTAATCGCATCGGCGCCGGCATCGACGGTCAATGCTTCGCTGTCACCAGCCGCTTGCGCGGGGTTGGCATCAGTCATTCGATTTTCCTTGCTGTAGGCGGGGAATCCTAGACGAAGGAGCCCGCGTGGTCCTGCACGTCTTGCGCTATGATGTAGCGATCAAGCATGGTGCGGATTTCATCGACCACAGCGACCTTCTGTTGCAGCCGCAGGATCATTGTCTTGTCATCGGCGTTGGCTAGCGCGAGCCCGTCGAGGGCTTCAGCGCGAATGTCGTCCAACGCTTTCGAAAATATCGGATCGGATTTGAGCCGATCGGCTTCCTTGGCCAGATGCTCGGAGTTCACACGCCTGCGTCCTGGCTAAGCTTGCTCTCAACCGCATCCGGCTTGGTATCGGTGTCCTTGCTGGCATTGATCCGCGCAATTTCCAGCTTAACCAGATTGTCCAGCGCGGCCTTGGCCAGTACCGTCTGATTCTGCGCTTGAGCCTTCAATTGATCGACCTGAATTTGCGCTGCCGCCAACTGCTGCTTCAACTCGGATTCGCGCGCTGCCGCGTTGGCCTCGATGATCTTGACTTGCGCTTCCGCCGCCGATTTCTGAATTTCAGCCTGTGCCCGAATTTGGTTGGACTGTTGCTCGGACTGCTGGATCAGCATCTGCGTCTGAGCCCTCAGTTGCTCAATCTGCAACTTGGGATCGGTACGCTGAGACGCCTCCTGCTTCATCTGCTCGAGCATTTCCGGCTTGATATCAAGATAGAACTGGTCCGGGTTCTTGATGCCCGCGCTCTCAGCCAGCTTGATCGCGGTCTGATTGATCTTCGGCACCATCTCAAGGGCCTGATCCGAGAAACCGGCAGACCCCAACCGATCGGTCATCGCAATCTGCACGTTCAATATCTGGTTCAGCATCGCCATGTCGCGGTCACGCGAGCCGGTGCCGAGCCCGATATTGATCGTCACGTCCATGTTCGCGTTCCACGAGCGCGGGTCCATTTCAACCCAGGTATCGCGGAGCCTGATCGTTCGCGGTCGATCCTGATGCTTCACGATCAGTTTCAGCAACTGCTTGAACACACGACGCCAGCCAAGCTCAGCCTGATTGCGGGCAACCAGCTCGATCTGCGAGTAAGCCGAATCCTTCTGGTTCTGGCTTGCCGTCGCCGTCTGGTTCTGCAACGCCTCAGGATCAAGCGCCATGGTCGAGCGCGACACGCCGGTGCGCATTTCCCGTACCTGGTCGAAGTGCTGCAGGGCGAGCAACGCTTTGTCGCCAATGTACGGGACAGGCAGCCCTTGCGGAATTTCCGCGCCCTTCTTGTACCACACCGTTGAGCCGAAGCGCGGGCTTCGCAACGTCTCGGGATTGATGACCGAATTTTCCTCGGCCGCCGTCATCGGGTTGTTGACCCAATAGGTGTTGTCCAGAAACTGCCGGGTCAGGACGGTCTTGACCCGCTGGATATCGCTCGTGTCATCATAGATCGAGCGCGCGTCCCAGCGGTGCGGAATAGGCTCGCACGGGATATCGGAAAACGGAACATCGTCCTCCCAGACCTCCCAATCCAGCATTTCGCCCGAGCCCGCGTTGCCGGCATAGAAAGCGCGCACGGTCTCGGCAATGCCGTCACCATCCACGTCGGCTTTCACGTAGCACTCAAACAGTTCCACCAGCATCATGGAATTGTCACCGACGTTGTTGAAGAACGTCTGCGTGCCAACGTCGCGCGAAATCTTCTCCTGCTGGATCGACGAGAACCGATCGGCTGGCAATTCTTCGACTGTGGCCTTATCGAACCCCATTTCGATCAGTTCGGAACGGGTCACGTCCCGCCGATGCGCACAGAATCGCGCGTTCTCGATCTGGGTAGCCTCGCGGTCCAACAGAAAATCTTCAGGCTCGATGCACTCGACCCGCAGCCTGCCCGAGCGCACAACGCGCTTGACCTTGACGTCATAGGTCTGGACCGGCACCTGCATCATCTGGCCGGTCGGACCCGGCGCAAGGATAACCTGCGGTTCACCCTGCTTCTGCGCCACGACCTCGACAAACTGATCGGTCTCGATGATTGCGATCTGCTCTTCGGTCAGGCCGGAATGCTCCGAATATTCGCACTCCTCCTTGTCGTCCCACCAATGCTTGATGATGCCATTGCCGAGCAACAAAGAGTCGTGAGTCGCATCCCACATGATGCGATAGCCGGGGTTCTCGCGCGTGAAAACGTAGTTGATGTAGTCGGTCGCCTGCTTGGCGAACGGCTCATCACCGGGCCGCTCCGGCTCGTAGATCGCCATCTGATCGGAGGCCATGAACACCCGGATGATACCCGGCAGCATCCAGCCAATGGTATCAGCCACGTCTTTCGAGACGACCGAGGATCGCCCGGACATGGCCGGCGTGTCGTTCATTTCGCCGCGATAGTATTCGAGCGCACGCGACCGCTTTTGCGAGAGCTCGGTGTCCTCATAGGTCAGGGCAGAACTGATTTCCTGCGACAACAGAGCCTTCAGCCTGTCGTCGTCCATGCGATCAGTCATGTCCTAGACAACCCAATCTTCCTCAGGTTCAAACATTTCGGCCGACATGCGAATTTGGCTATCCAGTGTCATTGCCAGATACCGAAACCCGTCAGCCCCGTGGCTAGCCCAGTCGTGCACCGGCCTCGGCTTCAGCGCCATCAGCTTATCGTCAAACTCAGCCCGGTACAGCTTCAGCGCATCAATGCCGCGCGCGCATTTGGTGCGATCAAACCAGCACCGCGGCAGAACGGTCCTCACCGCGTTAATGCCGTCCTCGACACGATGCATTGCCGCAATCGTCAGGTTCTTCAAGCCAAGGCTTTCCAGAACTTCCAAGCGGCTCTTGCCCGTTCCAAGCTCCTTAGCCTGCGCGTCGTGCGGAACAATGTGGCCTGCGTACACGTAAGGCCGCGAATTGATTTCGCGGACATAATGACCAAGATCGGCGCCGGTCGCCTCGTAATAATCGATGAGGTGGATTTCGCGCCCCACAACCTGAGCGAACCAAATCGCTGTCGAATCTCGAATGCCCAAATCCCAAGCCGTGTATACCTGCGCTGTAGGCTCGTAAGGCACGCCGGCAATTCGCTTGTCGGCTTCCGCTTGCTGCATGAGCTTGCCATAATAGGCTCCGACAACAGCGGCCTCGAATGAACATTCAAACTCTTGCGCATACTGTTCCTCGGTCAGGCCAGAGCGCAGGCTTGCCAGCTCCTCAGGCTTGATCAGCCCGGTATCGCTGGCCTTCAGCGTGAGCCGGAACCATCCTTCAAGCTCCGATCCAGTCTCGTCACGATCAACCTTGAAAAACCAATCGCGACCAGCAGGAGTGCCAATGAAAGTCGCCCAGCCAGTATAATCAGAGAGCGTCGGGCGAATAACCTCCGGCCATGCCCGAGGGTCCATCTGCGCCGGCTCATCGATCGTCACGCCGTCATTGTAAAGGCCGCGCATCCGGTCGTAGTTGTCGGCGCCATAGAGCCTGATCCGTGCTCCATTGGGGTACTCAACCCAGAGCTCGGATTCGCTCACCTGAATGCCGGGGATCGGCGCGGAGTAGTGCTTCAGGTAGCCCCACGCCACGTCCTTGGCCTGGCTGTAGGTCGGGGCAACGTAGCTATAGCGAGGCGGCGGGAATCGCCTCGTGTTGCTCAGCGCAGCCTTGATCTTGTCGTTAATGCAGCCGACCGTTTTGCCAAAGCGGCGATGCGCAACGATCTTGGAAAAGCGTTCAGTTCGGTCATGATAGGAGATGAATTGCGGCCGTGGCGAATACGGGATGACTATTTCTGCCATCGGATGACAAGCGGAGCTCCGTCCTGATCGCCTGATATCGGCTGAGTAGGCTTACCCCAACCTCGATCAAGCAGGGCATTGGCAGCAGCAACACGAGCGGCAGCAGGTGCGTCGGGCTCGTTCATGATGCCTGAAAGCACTTGCAGCGCCTTGGCAGTGTGTTGCCGCGCTAAAGAGCGGATTTCGGTAGGGGTTTTAGCCATTTGAGTTTTGAGGGGTTATGCCGCCAATGCCGAGCCCCAAATCCGCACGGCATTGTCGCGGCTGGAAAAGCGCCAGCTTCTCGCGAACCGGCATCGCAAATGGTTTTTGAAGTGATGAGGATCGCAAAACGAAAACCGGAGCCTTTCGGCTCCGGCATCTCGAACCAAGTGTGGCAGCCGCTGGCAGGCGGCTCGAAAGGTAGGTGGCACATGACAACATAACGCTGTCGATGCGGGGCCGCCGCTTCATGAGAACTGGGGGTAGCGTAGTGCGGGGTGCGGCTTTCCATCCAACGCCCCGAGGGTGCAAATCCCTCTACCTCCACCGTACCACCGTCAGAGGGCCAATCTTGGCGGAGCAGCCCGATGACACTGAGCACTCAAGCCCCGGCCGCGACCGGGAAAGGAGCAACCCATGTGGCAAACCCACATAATAGAATATGGGGCTTAGCGCCCCATTTTTCTAGCAGACTCAGCGAATCGCGTCTAGCGCGGGGCTACCAAGCCCCGCATCTTTTCATCTTCGACAAATGAAATTCCGCCCTTCTCCAGCGCAGTGACTCAATTCGCTAGCGTTCTAGGGACCAAAGCATGTACTGCCCCGGCCCTTGTTCGCACCGGACATGACCATTTTCCCGCTGGCCCCGCAACGCGACTCCGACCCGCTTTGTCATGAGTCGCAGGAGTCGCTGGTCGCTCTTATCCAGTGCCCGATCAACGATGCTCATTCCGGCGCCCCGTTCGAGAAGTCTTTCACCTCGGCCAGCAAAGCCTGCGCGTCATCCTCGAGCTTCTTAATCGCGCCTTCCGCGATGTCGCCGGCATCGTTGTATTGCTTGACCGCGTTTTCCGCGCGCTGCTCGATCGCTGCTTTCCGGGCTTTCGCGGCCTCGAATTTGGCTTTCAGCGAGCTTGCACCTGTAATGCTCATGGCTTGTCTCGTCGTCACAAATTGATTGGGCGGCAACGGCGTAGCAAACGCGGCCTCGATCTCTGCCGGCGTTGCATCGGCCTTCAGGCTGACCGCTCGGCCCCGAATTGAGACAATCTGATCGCCGTCACTGCCCTGCCGGATGGTCAGGGTCTCGATACCCGGCACATGACGTAGCGCCTCCTTGAGGTCTTGGACGCTCATTAAGTGCCTGTTGAGTTGGTCGACGTAGCTCGAAAGCTCTCGGCTGATCAGGATTTGGACCGCGGCGCGCTCGATATCCGAAAGAGCGGCTTTCTGACCTGTTGCCATTGGCCAAACCGGACCTTGAATGTCGCGGCGGAATCACACGGTCGACATAGCCAGTAGGATTGGGGCGGCGTACCCGACAGGAAAATGACGACCGCGACCGCCTTCATCCGATATTGCTGAGAAGCCCGAGCTTCTTGCGGGCCTTGGCCTTGATCCGGCCGGCTTCCGAAGCCGAGATATTGCCGGCGCGCTCCGATCGGGTCGCACCCGCTATCGCCAGTTTGGCATGGGTCCGATCATTGATCGGGAATGATTTGCCCGGGCCAGCGAACTGGCCCTTCGGCATTGACCGGCGCTTGCCGGCGGAGAGCTTGGCCATCAGCAGCCCTTCTTTCCGCCCTTGGATGAGTAGCCGCCTTTTGAACCCTTGGACGGCATGGGCTTCTGCTTCGATCCTTTGGCCATTTCGATTTTTCCTTGGCTGTAATATTTCGTGATTGGACTATGATATATCGTAGCGATATATTCACATCATCAGCAAGCGAGGCTGCGATGACCAAGCGCTACGACAACTTCCCGGCCCTGACATCTGATCTGGCTTACACCTTGATCGACGCACTCAAGGCCGATGGCATCGATAGCCGCTTCGGCCTCTCCGGCCAGTCGTGCTCGGCCTATGTCGAGGTCCATGTCTACGATGCTGACGGCGACGGGATCGGCGAGGTGAAGGCCCGCTTTTCCGACCATGCCGATCAGCATGGCTCGGATTTTACGATGCGCATCGACAATCTGGTCGACACCATCGAGGACGATGGCGAATACATCGCGACCGAAATCGAAGAATACAAATTCGACAAGCTCGTTGCCGACGCCAAAGCGCAAGTGCTGTCCCTGATCGCCGAAATCCGGGCCGAAGAAGCCGCCTGAAAAAGCAGTGAGGGCCAACCGGGGAGGCTGGCCCTCTGGCTGGGGCGCTCGGAAGCGAGGCCCTTGCTCTGATCTCACAATAACGGAAGCCGTAGCAGCCGCATGGTCAAGAGCCCGATGAAGCTACGCCACAACTGGGAAGCCGACAAGCGCGAATTCTCGGTCTGCCTCAAAGAATGGGCGCAGCAGGTCGGATCGCGCCAGGCGGCGGCAGATGAACTCAGGGTGCCGATCAACAGCCTCAACATGTGGTGCGCCGGCCGCACCTGCGAGCGCGAGCAGAGCTTGCGCAGGCTGATGACATTGATCCGCGTCTAATAGGCTCGGACAGCCTGTTCACTCCGTACGCCCACAACTTTTCCTCAGCCCGAGGCGCGCCTTGCTAATGCAGCCGAGTACGCGGCTTATCAGCTCGGTCAGATAAACCGGAACTTGGCTCGGTTGGTCGAGCTGCTGGAGAAGCGTGGCGCGTAGCTGCCCAGACCTCCAGCGCGCGCCATAAGGGCATTCCCGCTTCCAATAAATCTTCCAAATCGGGGAGATCGTCCGCGCGCTTCATGTCGGCTTCTTTCGCTTGCGCTTCGCTGGTGCGGCTCGCACTCTCGCAATTTTTCCAAGCCGCTCGTTGAATCGCGTTTCGCTATCGTCCGTCTGATGAACCACAACGGTAGCCGCTGGTATCTCGGCTTCGGCGTCAAACCAATGCCCATGCTTCATGAAATGAAGTTAAGCAACTCGCAAAAGCAGATTTTCGCCGCCTATGGCGCGAACAAGAACAGTTGGAGGGAAAGGTGAGCAGGCCCCTCGGCTCCTATTATGATCCTTTTGACGGGAATTATATACTTGACAAAAGTGCATCTAGGGCTAGGATAGCAGCCATAGGGGATTTTCATGGCTACTTTTCAGGCTCCGATTTTCAACAACGAAGATGAGGCCCGCGCGGCGCTCGAATCGATCCGCTGGCCGAACGGTCCTGTCTGCCCGCATTGTGGCACGACTGGGGACGACGTGGCGCGCATCGAAGGCAAGAGCGCTCGCCCGGGCTTGTTCTACTGCAACGGCTGCAAGGGCCAGTTCACCGTCACTGTCGGCACTGTCTTTGAGCGCAGCAAAATCCCGCTGACCAAGTGGTGGATGGCTGCTCACCTGCTCAATTCGAGCAAGAAGGGAATGAGCGCACATCAGATCCACCGCACCCTTGGCGTCACGTACAAGACTGCATGGTTCATGATGCACCGTCTGCGTGAAGCAATGCGCGAATTGAACCCGACCGAACCGATGGGCGGCGAAGGCAAGACTGTCGAGATTGACGAGACGTATATCGGCGGCAAGGACAAGAACAAGCATCGCAACAAGCGCGCCAAGAACCGTGGCGGCATGGACAAAGAGATTGCCTTTGCGCTGGTCGAGCGCGGCGGCAAGGTTCGCTCGCATCATGTCCCGTCCGTTACTGCCAAGACGCTGCGTCCTATCCTGCAAGCCCAGCTTGACGCCGCCACGTATGTGATGAGCGACGACGGCGGCGCGCGTCTCGGCAAGGAGTTTGCCAAGTACGCCACCGTCAATCACAGCATCGGCGAATATGTTCGCGGTGACGCGCACACCAACACGATTGAGGGCTATTTCTCGATTCTCAAGCGTGGCATCAACGGCGTGTACCATCACGTCAGCGCGCAGCACCTGAAGCGCTATCTCGCGGAGTTTGATTTCCGCTACAACACCCGTACTGCCCTCGGCTTTACCGATGGGGATCGTGCGGCGCTTGCCATGAAGGGCATCGAAGGCAAGGTGCGATCACTGGCAAATTCATGCCAGTCAAAGCGGCCCAGTCTGCCAACAACAGACGAACCGCGATCGTTCAGACGATCAAGACACCAAAGAAGGGTAGATAACTCTTACTAGGTGGGCGGCTCCGTCAGTCCGAAGCTGGCGGCCCGCTTCTTAGTACGCTGATTCGTCGAAACGTTCAGCGAACAACTAACTCTTCTTCTTCTGTTTTGGTTTCCGAGCCGAGCGCTTCTTGCTGAGCTTCATCTCGTCATGCGGCTTCGGTTTCATGCGTACCAGCGCGCCCATAAGGCGCTTCGTTTTATCCAGGTCACTATTCGAGCCGGCCATGACCAAATTCCTCAAAAACATCGACCCGAAACAGATTTATATCCATGCGATGGGTTTTTTCTACGTCGAGCAGATTTTGGGGAACCTAAATTTAGACCCTCAATCGATGGCGGATATCGGCCAATGCCCGGTGGTACTGTCGTCGTTGAACTCAGAGTTGTTCTTGAAATGCATCATCTGCATTGAAACTAGCCGCGTCCCGCGTGGACACCACCTTGATGAATTGTTCAAGCTGGTTTCCCCCACCATGCGTAAGCGCATTCAACAAATCTGGGATGCAGAGGTAGTCCCGTTTCGAGCCAAAATGTGGGATCAGATCGACGCAGCTACAACTGGAAGGCGCGTCCCGCGCGATCTTCCTACTGCACTACGCGGAGCGAGCAAAACCTTCGAAAAGATTCGCTACAGTTATGAGGGAAACATCCAAAATGTCGAATTTTTCGTGGGCGACCTCCCGCGCATACTACGACGCGTCATTGTGGAGTTGCGCCCCGACTTTCTTGGGCTTCGTCGTCGATTTTCAGAAGTACGACCGCTTGACCTCGGACCACTGCAAACCAACGAAAAGGATCAGCCACTATCGAAAAATGGCTGAGTCCTCTTAGATCATCGTAGTCGCCGGCCTGTCGGCCGGTTTCTAAATCTTGATGGACTTTTGTCAAGTATATAATTCCCCGAATTTCATCACGCAGCGTCACTCGCCGGCGCTACAAACTCACCCGCAGTCATCCTTGCGATCTGTTCTTCCAGTGCGAGCTTATAGCTCTCAAGCTGCTCAATTCTCAGTGCTGCTTCTTCGCGCAGCATTGAGCGTTCCGAGACTGAATTGAAGCTGGAATGATCGCGGAGCTTTGCGATGATATCCATCATGAGCGCCTATCGTAGCTATAACGATTGATTTGCTTGACAACCAAGCCAGATTTTTCGCTCGCAAATCCATATTCCACAGCCAATGTGTCCAATGCGTCCCGCAGCATCTTGCCGTAATAGTTCGCCCAGCGGTGACCGCTGCGATCCTCCGCCCTCCCGATTTGCTCGGTTGTCCCCCCGTCGATAAGAAAGGCGTGAGCGACAGCATGCATCTTGCGGCCTAGCGATGCCTTGACGCCAATCAAACGCATCCTGGCTGCCGCCTGCGAGTCTGAGAGGGGTTCTGGCAGTTGTCCGCCGTCAACTGCCTCCTTCGTCGGGTCGATGGCCCTTGCTCCGCGCTCGGCGAGCTCCCAATCGCGCTGATAGGAGCGGCCCGCCATGTATTGCGCGTCATCGATGTGGCTGCCGGCGTGGAGCCTCGCCAATGGATCCGACCTCAATTGCCGGAGCACCGTGATTTTCTCATCCGGCGCATACGGGTCTTGGACCTCGATCGGCGCATACTGCCCTGCCGCCAAGGTATCGGTTGAGCGTCTGTCGTGGACCTGCGCTGCAGGCATCCGGCGGCTCCGTTTCAATTCAGTGAGTTCCTGTTTTCGGGCGGAAGCCAAGAGTTGAACGCGCGTAATGCTCCCGAAGCGCATCCGCAGTCCATGTTGGAGACCCCTTCGGTCTCTCGTAAGGCGGCGAGCGACGCGCGCCCTCCAAAGGCGCCGTAGCGAGCGAGCCGCCTGAAGAGACTTCCTCGCTTTTTATTTTTTCTTGTGAGTGTGAGTGGTCGACGTTTGCTTGAGCTTTGCTTACCACTTGCTTAGCATTTGCTTGACTCAAGGCGTGTTTGGATAAGGACTTAGCCTCGTTTTTCATTTTTGAGAGAGCGGAGCCGATGCCGCCGAGCTGTCCGGCCTTCGACCTCTTTTCGGAGACCTCCATCATCTTCCGCAACTCTTTGTCGATCCGCTTGTGCTTCCAGCCATCGTAAAAGAAGCCCTGCAGGATTGGTCGATAGTCCTGCCAAAGCTTGAGCGGAAGGCGCGTGATCTTGGCTAGCTGCGTGTCGTCGTCCGGCAACTCGCCCTTGCGCCAGTAGTGCATCATAAGAAGCAGATACGCGCCGTGCTGAGTCGTGGTCAGATGACCGGTGTCGCCGAGGTAGTCGCCGACGTAGAGTGGCATCCAGGGGCGGTTCATATTCCCGCGCCCTCCGCGCTCTCCGATGTGGATGGAACGCGGTTAGGTACAGCAGTCATCGTCCAGCCAACTTTGGACTTGCGGACGATGTAGAATTGAAACGGATACTGCTCGGCGGCGACTTTGATCTTTACGTTCGCGTCTTCCATCATGAAGCCCTTGACCTCATGAAGCTCGATCTCGCCATTGAAGCGCATCAATGCAAAGTCGGGCGAGTAGAACGTGTTGTCAGCCAGCCGAAGCTTGATGCCCTCGAATTTGTACCAGAGCACGTCGCCGTCACGCTGGCGCAAGGCCAGGTGCTGTGCGTACTGCGCCTCTGTCTTGTTCATCTTGCCGGCTGGGAGGCGACCCAGCCCGCGCATGTCAAAGCGGGTATGGACGGTCATGTGAATGCCGCCCTATTAATCTCCGCTGGTCGCCAGTGCGGGCAATCTATTCCGCGCCAACCGATACGCAGACAGCCGTTCCAGTTCCCACGCCCCCAATAACAGTCGTTCCGAGCGGGGCGATCGCGCTCGCAAGAGCCGTAGTGCTCGGCCAAATACCGCGAAAGATCGTCGTTCACGCCGCCCTCTTCCGATCTTCCCTGATTTCAGCCCTCAACTGATTGGTCATGACCTTGACCAGTTCAGCATCGATGTGAGCGCGCTTGGATTTGGAACGGATCGCCTTCTCACGCTCGACCTTCAAGCGCAGGTACTTGTGACGACGCGTCTCGCCCATTGTGTTCCCTCTCGATTGTCTGCTTGAGTTGTTCGACAACTGACGCAAATGCTGGATCTGATGCGATCCGCTTGCCCATGATCTTCAGCGAATTCAAAATCGTCGTGTGGTCCCGACCGCCGTAGCGCCGGCCGATTTCCGGCAGCGAATAGGGCGTAAGCTCCCGCGTCAGATGGATCGCCACCATGCGGGGCACGACGACATTTCGGGTGCGACGGACAGACAGCATGTCCATTTTTTTGACGCTGAAATGCTTGGCAACCGCGTTCTGGATCATCGCCGCAGTCGGATGCGCGACGTGCATATTCCAGGCTCGCCATGCCGGACTGAGCTGCTTTTGCCGCTCGATCCATTCCGCGATCCGATCGTCTTCGGATGGTTGTTCCGGCTCGATCGGCGCGGCGTCAGCTTTTATCTCGCAAGGTTGAACCTTGGATTCCGCTCTGCGTTGACGAACGGCAGACGGGCATTGCTCGGGATGATACTGGCACAGCAGGTCCAGCAACGCATCGCATGCGCGCTTGTTGCGCTCATAGCGGAAGTCGTCAGTGTACACGTCCATTTCCTCCCCTGCCCCCGTATTGGCCCGGTGTGATGCTTGGGCCGACTTCACAATTCAGGTGCTATCCTTCGCGCCAATAATGCGCGCCGCATTGACGAGCGCATTAATCTGTTCGCGATGAAAATCCGCGTCGATGCGCTCAAGTGAGGCCGCATGCGATCGGTAAATTTCAGCAACAGATTGAACATCACGTCTCGCCTGATCCATCCTCGCCTGATCCGCAGCGCTCAGTACGCTTACGGCCACGCTGTGCTTTGGGTCTTTCGTCTCGCCATAGCGAAGCGCCTTCGCCTGACGGAACGTGATGCCGGCTTTCCGAGCGGCACGCGCTAACCAACTCTCGCGCGTGTCGCTCGGCAGCATGGGCCCCGCGATAATTCCGATCTCTTCGGACCAGTTCACAGCAGGCATTTTCCGTTTTCCGTCCAACTTTTCCGACACTTCGGAACCTCCATGCTCCAAATACGCAGGCATGAAGAAACTCGGTTACGCGAACGACAACACACCAAGTGAAGCGATCAGCATTGGCTTGGCAGCGGCGCTGATCCTCAACAAACTCAGACTAAAGCAACAAATACGCGATGATCAGAAGCTGGATGATCGGCAGGAGAACGAGCGATGCGAGGAAACCGATCACAAGCCCGTCGATGACGTGGCGTGAAAAGGCGCGCAGTCTTTCTTGCACCGGCACACTGCGCAGACCGGCGCCCAACACGGGCTGGCAAGCTGAATAACCATAGACGCGCGTAGTTGCGTCTTGCGGCCGGCTGGATGGCGATACTGCCCCCATCGCTATCTGGTCGGCCGATGTCATTGCGGCACCTGCGCCGCGAAAAAAGAGAAGCCGAGCGCGAATACCCAGACCGTAATGAACGTGGCATAGACGCGACGTTGAAGATTGCGCCGACGACGAATTGCCTCTGCAAGATGAACGCTCATTTATGCGCTCCGTACAAAGCGATTTTCCGAATATCGATTGTTGCAGGATGCGACGCAGACAAGTTTCCGCATCGGAACATGCGACTTATCTGCAACGCTTTTTGATAACTCGCGCGAAACGCGAAATTGAGTCTTGCCCCTTGTCAGCTTGGTGTCAGGATTGCTGCTCGTGCAGGCAGTGGGGCAAGAAAAATGCAAAATGGGGAAATGCTGGAGCCGTACGCCCTCGAAGAAAAATTCGTAGAGGGTTTTGGCGATTACGAGATCAACAAAGGCATTCTGACGTTCGCCGTATTCCGCTGGAAGCGCGTCGAGGGCCGGCGCGTCAAAGTGATGGTCGATCGCTTTGCGATGCTGTTGAGCGACGCCAAAGACGCGAAGGAAGAGTTCGAAACCTTCCTGCAGGGCTCGCCAATGCTTGCCAGCATTCCAATCCGGCGAAAACAGCGATTGAGCTAGGGCGTCCATCACGACGCCTCGTTAACGAGTTTCGCGAGATCAGGGCGCAATTCCTTGGCCGGGATGCCCGTGACTTCTGCGACTTTCTGCAACTTCTCTCCGTCGATCCTTCGAACACCGCTCTCCCAGCGGAACCAAGTGCTACGAGAAACCTCGACCTTGGCCGCAGCCTGCGTCCGAGTGAGGCCCTCGTTTTTCCGATATTGCTGGAGTCGCTCTGAAACGGCGTTCATGGCGCGAACGTTGCCAAATTGGAAACGGACTGTCAACCCCGAAGTTGCCAACTTGGATACCGACGTCGCCCCTCATGAGCGGTATTGTTTCCAGCATGGCGACGACACGAATCCGGAAGGGCGCTCGCCCCCACCTCTATATCCGCGAGTGGATGGAACACCTCGGCGTTTCGGCGGACGACATGGCCGGCCGCTTGGGCGTGGCGTCGCGTAGCACGGTCTGGAAGCGGTACAAGGAACAGCATCGGCTGGATGAAGGCAAAATCCAGCAATTTGCCGATGCCCTCGGGATCAGCCGGGCTCAGCTCAATTTCCCGCCGGGTGTTGAAAGCTTGGATGCCATCGCCGAAAACGCCACGCTCGAGCAGCGGCAGATGGCTGCCGACGTGCTCAAGCGCATGCTAGGCAAGGCATCGTGACGGAGGCTCTATTTCCTCTTTGGCGGCATAACTTCCAAATGAAGAGTCAGGAGCGGCCCCAACGAACCGGTAAGAAGAAGAACAAATATCATCAGGATTGAGTATTTGCGCCTTCGCTTTGCGTGCGCCGTTTGAACCAAAAACATCGGGGCCGCTCCTAACGATTTGAATCTAGTACCTTGGGCGCCGCGTTCCATATGAACCGGTATAGGGATTGTAGTTCCCCCTGGTCGAATAGTTGTCCATCTGCGTGTTATTGGGGTTGGTCGCATAGGACGGCTGGACGTAGGTGCTCGTCCCGTTGCTGTTGTTTCGGATGTAGCCCTGTACGCTATGGCTCTGTGAGTTCGAGCCGGTCCCGTAATATTGGGCCTGCGCGCCCGACGCGATCGCGGCCAGCATCGCAGCCAAAATCCACTTGGTCATTGCCATTTCCTCCCGCCCGGAATGGGCGGTTGAGATCGAACCAACGTTTCAACTAACAGTAAAGCCCCGTTTTCGTTGCGGAAATTGCCTGTGAAAAACTCGTTTCCAATTTGGAAACTTTCCTGTTGACGCACCGTTTCCAATCTGGCAACGTGGTTTCCATCAAATCGGGGAGCACAGCAGATGACCGGCACGCAGATCGCGGTTGATGAAGCCAGACTGACAAAGATCACCCGGCTCCTGTCGGGCAGCCACCAGAAGAACGACGACTTCGCGATGTGCGCGATGGAAGCGGTCGCATATGTCGCTCGCGAGAGATGGTCGGACAATCCGAAATGCGCCTGCCCTGTGCTGTCAGCATTCGTGCGGTCATGGAACGACGGTCTGAATGACGAGGATCGTACCAAGATTTTGCTGCCTTTCATTCCGCGCCTGATCGGCACGCGTGGGAGCAAAGAGCTTGAGGCTCGCCGGGCAACAATGGCAGCCGATTGGTATGTCCGCACTTTCACGCCAGCGTGGCTCAGGCTCGCCGGCCTCGACAAGCATGCGGACACGCTTGCGGCCTTTCCTGAAATCACTTCCTTCGCGACGATCCCCTCTCTTCGTGCAGCCCTAGAGGCGGCGCGAGACGACGCGAGCGCGGCGTGTAGCGCGGCGGAGAGCGCGGCGAGGAGCGCGGCGTGGAGCGCGGCGAGGAGCGCGGCGTGGAGCGCGGCGAGGAGCGCGGCGTGGAGCGCGGCGAGGAGCGCGGCGGAGAGCGCGGCGAGGAG